TGGGAAGTAGACCATGAGATAGAATTATTTAGATGTCATGATGTTCAGGACTTTGAATTAATAAATCACTTTACTAATCTAAGACCATTAGAAAAGAATAAAAATAGAATGAGAAACTATGAATAGAAAAGATTATCCAGTTTGGACAGGAGTTATAAATTATTTTCCTGATGCTTTAATGGAAGTATCAAGAGTGAGCAAGATTGGAAATGATCAACACCATAAAGATAAACCACTCCACTGGGATAAAAGTAAAAGTACTGACCACTTAGATGCTTTGTCAAGGCATTTACTACAAGCTAAGAAGATAGATGAAGATGGATGCTTACACTTGTCAAAGGTAGCATGGAGGGCCTTAGCAGCTTTACAGGATTACATAGATAAGAATGGGAAAGATTAAAAAAAGTTACATATTTTCAATACAAGACACTTTGTTTGGCCATAAAGAAGTCATAGGCTTTGGAAGTGATAATTTCTTTGTTAGAGTTATAGAAAGAAACCTAGCTAATAAGATAATAAAAGAAAACCATTATAGTAAGAAGTTTTATAATGCTACCTATATACATCTAGGTGTGTATGAAGAAGAAGAATTAGTGGGTGTACTTCAATATGGCTATGCCATGAATCCAGCTAGTTGCTCAAGTGTTGTAGAAGGGACAGAGATGGATCAATACTTAGAACTAAATAGGATGTGGCTAAGTGATAAGATTAAACTTGAATATCCAGAAAGTAGGGCTATTAGTTATTCAATAAAATATATAAGAAGAAAATATCCTAAAATAAAATGGATCCAGTCTTTTGCAGATGAAAGATGTGGTGGCTTTGGCATAGTTTATCAAGCCTGTACTTTTTCTTATTATGGGGAACATAGAAGTGACTTTTGGGAACTAGAAGGAAATGTTTATCATAATATTCAAATGACAGTATCAAAGGAGTCTAAAAGATATGCAGGTGAGGCTAGATATCTGCAGGAGAATAAGGAAAGGGCCAAAAGATTAAACCTAAGGCAGTTTAGATATATTAAGTTCATAGATCAAAGAGAAAAAAAGAAGTGCCTTTTAAAAGAACAAGATTACCCAAAACATTATAAATAAATAAACATGATAAGAACAAAAAGTAGGATTAGAAATCTGATAGATGAAATACAAGCACTATCACAAGTAAGAGTATTTGAAAACACAAGAAGAAGAGAAGTGGTAGAAGTAAGGTCATTACTATATACTGTACTAAAGAAATTCTATAGGTTTAACCTAAGAGAGATAATGGAAATAGGAGAGGAGTATGGATACTATATAACTCATGCAAGTGTTATACATAGTCTAAACTCTTTTGATGTCTACAAGACTTACAATAAGAATCTTGATGAATGGTATCATGCAATAGTAATTGACTTAGAAGAAGATGTTGCAGCTGCTAGAATAGACTTTATTAAGCCTAAATTAAAATATTTATCAGAAGATCAACTTTTAAACTTATCAACAATTGTTAAAGAAATGTATGAAGATTCCATTATAGAGATGAGTAAGGAAGTCAATGAGGAGACTTTACAAACTTGACATAAAATAGACAAAAAAGGAAATGGCAAAGGATAAAGGTAAATTTTTAGAAGTGTTTGCAAGTAAGATGGGGAATGTGAGTAAGGCATGTGAAGCTGCTCAAATCTCTAGACAGACTTATTATGATTGGATAAAGGATAAGGACTTTGCAAATAAAATAGATGAGGTAAAAGAAGGTTTACTAGACTTTGCTGAACATCAGTTATTATCTAATATAAAAGATGGCAAGACTGCTGAGATATTATTCTACTTAAAAACTAAAGGTAAGAAAAGAGGATATATAGAAAGACAAGAAGTTGATACAATAGGAGAGAAGATGTTTGAGGTAAAGATTCTAAAGGATGAAACAGATACAGACTAATGTTGTATTTGAGTTACTAGAATCTAACCAATCTAAAATAGTAGCATTACAAGGATCAAGTAGGGCAGGAAAAACTTATAATGCATTACTATGGATTATATTTAGTTATTGTCATAAGAATACTGGAAAGGTAATCAGTATTTGTAGAAAGACACTTCCAAGTTTAAAAGCAACTGTATTAAGAGACTTCCTAGAGATACTTAGAAATAATGAGCTGTATTCTGAAATCTATCACAACAAAACATCTAATGAGTATTGGTTAAATGGAAACCTAATAGAGTTCTTCAGTCTGGACATGGGGAGCAGGGTTAGAGGAAGAAAAAGAGATATGCTGTTTATTAATGAAGCTAATGAGATAGACTATGAAGCATGGAATCAATTACTATTTAGAACAGATGGAAAAATAAATGGTGTAATCCTAGACTATAATCCACATGACCAGTTCCATTGGATTTATGATAAAGTATTAGAGAGAGATGATTGTAATCTATACATTACTACATTTATGGATAATCCTTTTATTTCTGAAACATTAAAGAAAGAGCTATTAAGATTGAAAGATACTGATCCTGAATACTGGAGAGTATATGGATTAGGTTTAAGGGGTCAGAACAGATCATTAGTGTTTAAATTCTATACATGTAATGAAGTACCACCTACAGCTAGATTTATAGCTTATGGATTAGACTGGGGGTTTGCTTCAGATCCTTCAAGTATGTGTGCAACTTACATAGATGGAGATAACATGTATTGCAAAGAAGTTCTATATGAAAAAGGTTTAACTAATCAAGACTTAGCTAGAGAGTTTGAGAAACTAGGACTAGATAGAAGAGATGAAATATATGCAGATTCAAGTGAACCTAAAAGTATTGAAGAGATGTATAGAATGGGATGGAATGTAAAAGGTAAAAAGAAGTATGAGATAAACTATGGAATAGACCTGATTAGAAGATACAAACTACATGTTACAAAAGATAGCATAAATGCTATAAGAGAACTAGAGAGCTATAAGTATGTAGAAGATAGGAATGGCAATCCAACTAATAAACCACTAGATGCTAATAACCACTTTTGTGATGCACTTAGATATAGTGTGGTTCATAAACTATCTTATCCTAACTATGGAAGGTATGCTATAAAATAAAAAAGGAGGGAGACCTAAGCCTCCACTCCTGTACACCTTAAAGGTGCCATTAACAAATTAATATGAAAAACATTACACTGAATCAACTATGTTGGCAAGGATTATCAAACCAACTGCTGCAATCCAAAGTAATAAGGTAATTAACCATATAGGTAGGTTAAAGTATTTTTCTAAATCTTTTAAATCTTTCATAATTAAAATTCTAAGTTTTTCCATTTTTCTATAATCTGTTCATTTGTAGAATCATCAATGTAATAAGTGTAGCCATTGATTTCTATATATACTGAGTTATTTGATTTAACATCTATTTTCATAATTATATAGCTTGTGTTATTAATGTGCTATTTTTAATATCATCAGCCCATCTTGAATACATATCAATTAAATCATCATAATTTTTAAAAGTAGTATAATCAAATGGCATTGTTGAATTTTTTAAAGACCAAACCTTATAATAAGTCTTTCCACAATCTGTTACAACTTTGACAATTTTAGCATCTAATATATAACCATCTTTTTGTTCTAATGTGAAATAGTGTTGAGTAGTAAGTGTTTCTTGACCTATTGAAGAATATTCAGTTTGACCAAAATCTTGTTTTTTAATTAATTTTAAATTTTTCATAATAGTGTTTTTCATATTTATAGTGTAAATATAATACATTATTATAATACCACCAAACTTTTTAATAAGTTTTTTTTAAATTTTTTATAATAAAGTATTATATAGGTATGGAACTATCAGTAAGAATACCTGAAAACCTTAAAGAGATAACACTAGGACAGTATCAGAAATACTTAAAGATTCAGGCAGAGAATGAAGATGAAACATTTATAGCTCAGAAGATGATAGAAATCTTTTGTAATACTAAGCTAGAATATGTAATGAAAATGAGATGGAAAGATGTAAATGAGGTTGTAACAGATCTAGGGCATATGTTTGAAGAGAATCATAAGCTGCAAAAACAATTTACATTAAATGGAACTAATTATGGTTTCATACCTAATCTAGATGAAATATCATTTGGAGAGTTTGTGGATTTAGATAGCTACTTAGGAGATTGGCAAGAAATGCATAAAGCAATGCAAGTTCTATACAGACCAGTTGATATAAGTGTAAGAGGTAGATATAACATTAAAGAATACAAAGCTCTAACAGATGACACTATGAAAGACATGCCTCTAGCATATGCAATGAGTGCTGTTTTTTTTTTGTTGAATTTAGGGAAAGAGTTATCTCAAGTTATGATGGACTATTTGCAGAGGGGAGTTCTGAAGGAAGCTACACATCTGAAGGAGGGTTTAATAGAAAATGGGGTTGGTATACATCATTTTACCAAGCAGCTCAAGGGGATGTTACAAGATTTGAAGATATCTCAGAACAGGGGGTTCATAAAATCTTAATGTATTTAGAATTTGTAAATGAAAAGAACACATTAGAAAACCAAAGATTAAAAAGAAAATATGGCAACAGCAGATAAAGGAATAAGAGGATTTTACTTAGTATTAGATACAGTAAAGAATGAACTATTATCAAACAACAATATAGAAACTTGTACATTTGGTGATATTACAGATGTAGACTTAGAGAAGCAATCTATGTTTCCACTTGCACATATTATTCCTGAATCAGTAACACAAACAGAAAAAACACAACAGTTTAGTTTTACAGTTCTAGTAATGGACCAAATAGATTCTAAGAAAGAATATAATGCTGATATATTTACAGGTAACACTAATACTCAGGATATTTTAAACACACAGCTAGCTGTATTAAATAGACTAACATCAAGACTAAGATCAGGACAACTATATGATGATGGTTATCAATTAGTAGGAGATCCTACATGTGAACCATTTTTTGATAGGTTTGAAAATGTATTAGCAGGATGGTCTACAAGTATTACAGTAGAATTCTTTAATGACATATATAAGTGCTAATGAAATTTGATGAAACTAAGAAAATATTACAAGACTTTGTTAATGAAGTAGTTAGGTTATCAAAAAAGAACTTAGCTAAAAAGAAAGCATCAGGTAAGTTACAAAGATCTATTAAAGGTGATTCTAAAGTAAATCCTAAATCTTTTGAAATGAGTTTTGAGATGTTACCATATGGAGCTTATGTAGATGCAGGTGTAGATGGTAAGAAGAAAAGATATGGTAAAAGAAAAGCAGGTTTACCTACATATAGTTTCAAAGATAAGATGCCTCCTCCTAAAGCATTTGATAAATGGGTAATACAAAAGGGAGGTAAGTTTAATAAAAGCATAAGAGATGCTTCAGGAAGGTTTAAGAGCAGATCAGTTAAATCAGTTGGCTTTAAAAACTCACTAACATTTCTAATAGCTAGAAGTATATACATGAAAGGATTAGAACCTACTTA